GGACGATGTCAAGTGCACCCTATCTTGAAACGCTTGACCCAAGTGCTAGAGCTAGGGTGATTTCGTCTTTAAGCTCGACGGAACACGGGAAGCCGAAGGATCTCGTTACACCTATCATTGGTAAGCACAGTAAATGTTATGACTGTGAGAGAGAAAAGTACCGAGAAGAGCTTCTTCATACCGTAGTTCCAACGGGTTACCCTGACTTAGATCAAGCGGAGAGGGATCAAGCTGAGAAGATTGGAGCATATTCAGTTATGTTACCATACAATCTTCGACGTGTGCAGGTTCTGAGCTACTTCGAGAGAAGGACTACTCAGATTAATGGTCCTGCACTTGAATCCGCTTACCGTAGCGTCGTCAGTAGGATGCCACGCAACTTATCGCCTGTATCATTGTTAACAGCATTTGAGGGCATGCCGAAAGGAACCAACCAAGGAGGTCCTTTCTTTTCTTCTGATGATAGATTTAGATTGGATAGTCTTGAATTGGCGCGGAAAGTTGTGGATAGTGGGTTTACATCCTATCGGGATGAAGATCCAGCCCTATTATACTGGCGTGGACAGCCGAGAGGCATTGGTGAAGACCCGAAGCAAAGGACAGTTTGGGGTTATCCGCATTGGATTACAATCCTTGAGCTCATGGTTCAGATTGCTTTACTTAAGGAGTTGAGATTACTACCTGATTTTAGCGCTTGGATGAGTGAGCAAAGGGTAGCGGATACCATAACGTCTATGTTGGATAGGACGGGTGACATTCCTTTGCTATCTGTTGATTTCAGTGGGTTCGACGCTAGTGTCCCATCTGTCATTATTCAGGTAGCATTTGATGTTATTAGAAACGCTTTCAATCCTTCGGCCCACAAGCTGATTGATTTGATTGAGGAGAGATTCCTTAATATAGGCCTTCTCACTCCTGAAGGAATACTGATGGATAGAGATGGTGCTGTACCCTCTGGAAGCGGGGTCACTAACTTGATGGATTCCATTATACACATGTTAGTGGCTGAGTATGTCGCTTACGAGCTTGATAACCCAGTGACCTACACCACACAAGGGGATGACGGAGTGTGGTTGTTTAGCTCACCTTGGACACTAGAGGATGTCTCTTCTGTGGTCGAGGATCTTGGCATGGTGGTTAGTAGTGACAAAGGTGGTGTTAGCAATGACGTTGTATATTATCTTCAGAATATACATCAGTCATCTTTGCGTATTAACGGGAAGTGCGTCGGTGTGAGGCCCATCCTTCGGGCTGTGAACGGAATGATGTCCTACGAGCGACTCGATGAAAAGAGTTGGACTTCATTCGACGATAGCATCCGTTGGTACCAACAGGCTGAAGCTTGTAAATACCATCCGAAGTTCGAGGTTTTGGCTAAATTTCTATATGATCATGATAAGTATTCACGAAGCATGACAGTCGACGAGATAGTCCATCGCGGCGGCGGGTTAGAGAAGATTGCACGCGACCTTAAGCAATCTCCTTTTCCCTATGGAAAAGCCCCACTCACTGGACTTCACGATTACAGCGTCGTGAAAGAGTTGGCACGACTCAGGTCGAGCAGGGGGACGGTCAAAC